GTTTATTGAACGAGGTTTCAAAAATATCTGCTAGAATCGTTCCAGTTCTGATAAAGTCAGCATTGAACTTGCCATCGATGGTCCAAGCTGTTTTAAACGGACTAGTATAGAAATCGCCATCTATAAATCCAATTCCATCTGAGTTTGCAACTAAGAAATGGCTAGATGTTTGGATTGAATCACCGTCCATCCATACCATCTGAAACGGCTGCCGACTTTCTCCTCTTTGCGGATGATCTGCCGGATAATCCGATGGCGACATCAAAATAACCGCACCGCCATGAGCGCCACGGATAATATCTGATTGCCACTTGCTGATTTCTGTCGAGTCATAGAACGTCATTTTTGTTTCAGCCAAATTAGCTACACTATTTTGAATACTTGCAGCTTGCCTAGTGCTTGAACTATTGAGATTATCGCCAAGCCCACATTCTACCTTGCCAGTTACACGATCTAGCTTCATACTAAAAACTCTTGTCTTGTAATGGTACCCTTTATCCGATCGATGAATAGGAACGATATTTCCTATAGCATCTCCACCTAGAATACTCGTTTTAAATTGGATCAAAGGTCGCGAATATTCAACAAGATTTTCATACGTTGCCTGGAGCAATTCAACCGGATCTTCAATATCCTCTAGGATCAATACTGTTTCCCGCTTACGTTTACTTCCGTTTTTCATTGGGATCCCGTAAAGAGCTGTCATTTCTGGATACTCAAGCCAGTTCTGGCCTTTTGGTTTATCTAGTGGATCCCCCTTTGATTTTTTCCATTCTACATTTGTGAATTCAATTCTTCTCCCATAGCCGTCACCGACTTCCTCTCCTTTACCACGTCCTATAATTGATGTGTAGAGTTGAGACCGATCTCGTTGCCGAACGACTTCTAAAGCGTTGGATCCATAAACAAATCGTTTATTGCTGACTTTACCAATCTGCTTGTATATCTCAATCCATTTGTCAGTGACTTTGTTACCTGTAATCGTACACTTAAATAGAATCTCACAACCGAAAGTTTGAAGCTGTTTTAAAGCATCTCGTACGCTTAAATAATAAAATGTTCCTGAGAGAGCTGGTAAAGTTGAATCAACAAACCCAACTCGCCATTCCCCATTTGTATATCCGAGAATTTGCTCTGCAACCTGCTTAAAGCTTTTGTCCTTTGGACGCATATCAGTAACGATATAAGCACTTAACTCGTCAACAGCGAAGCTGACACCAGAAAAATTCAAACGCCCTCTAGGATCGCTGTCAGCGGTTATTTTGTACATAGAAAATGACGATCCGTTTTCACGAACCGCCATAAAAGCCGCATCTCTAATTTTATCATCATCAATGACACTTACTGATAATGTATCATTCATGAGTTCGCTCTTATCAGGTGTAATTTCTTTCGCTTGAATAGACTCAATGATTTTGCTTTCTCCAAATACCTTAAGCAACTTTTGTTTGTCATCCAAAAAGTAAATACTTTCGCTCATAACATCACCACCCGATAAAGAACTTCTAGTTTTCCGTTGTTCGTCTTGATAGTATCGCCTTTTTTAAGGACAAACTCTTCGAGCTGACCACCAGCCCAATCTAATATGCTTGTTTTATCTACTCCGTTTACAAATACAGTGCCTTCACGATTTCGAAACTCAACTACATCACCAGCAACAATACTCGCACCGGTGATTGACATTGATAAATTACCGTTAGTTACCTTCACGCTTGTAGGAGCACTTAACGTCACTCTGACTGCGTCTGGAACAATAGCATAAGGAATGTACGTAGCAATTAGACCGGACGTTTTATATTGTTTAGAATACTTTCGCGGATCAGCACAGTAGATACTAAAACTAGAAATAATGCTATTCCTGTCTCCGGCAACTTCATCAGCAGACGCAAACCTTCCGTAATAGGTGTAATCTAACTCATCATTAAACTGAATTGAGACATCTTTATTCTTGTATAGATACCACATAAGTAAGTCAAACTTTTTTTGTAGTTGTTCTGGATCCTTATCCTCTAACTTGTATTTAATTGTTAACGTTCGAGAGGGAAGCGTCTGATTCGTAATGATACTCCCTATCTGAATGGACTCTGACTCAATTCCTACTGACAGCATTTCTCTTCCTGTAACCGAAAGAGTCTGATATCCTTCAATTACACCTTCAAAGAGAATGCCGTCATAATACATAGCGGAAGTAGGAATGTACTCCGGTATGTATCGTTCGTTTTTCAGAGTGTCAATAAACGGATACATTCTGTTTTCCATTTCCTACCTCCTAAAATTGCATGTTTAAGTTAATGCTGTTACCTTGTGCTTGGCTAATGTCATCAACAAATTTAGAAAACTCGCTATCTCCAATTCGAACATTGAAAACTGCTGGCTTACTATTCCCTCCGTAACTGACTTCATGTTGCACTTTTGTCTGTATTTGACTGTTAATAGCTGAAATACGATTACCAATGTCCAT